CATAGCCGCGATGTCAATCATCGACTGTTCTAATGAAGTTTCGTTAAGATCCGCCGCTGTAGTTAGGGTGTTTTTAAATTGACCCGCTACTGTAGGGTGAGCTGTGTTAAACAAAGTTACACCGTCGCCTGTTTTAAATGAACCATTTGGTAGTCCATTAATTAAAGGCTCCACTGCTTTAACTTGTTTAGCATTACTCATAGATCTTGCTAAAGCTTTCGTGTATCTAGAAGCTAGTCTATCGTAGAGATTATCTTCGATAGCTTCTTCTGTGATAGCGAACGCTAGAGCTACGGTCTCGTGAGTGTATCTCGCTGTAAAAGTTTCTTGTGCTTCGTCAAAAGAGACTCC